GTAATGATTGTGCAGGACGAACAGGGATTCGCCGGAGAGTACGTCCTTTATGTACAACGGACGAACGGAAATCCCGGAATAGTAGTCCTTCCCACAAGACTCTCGAAAGGGTCCGGTGGAGAAACTTTTCTTCGCGTTCACGATGAAGCCGGCAACATTTAGGACCTCCGTAAGGAGCTCATAACATTCTACAGGGACGATTATATCGTCACCGTAGACGTTGACCGGACCTAGAGATCCAACCTCCTCCGCGCACGCCTTGGCGAGCGCATAGAAGATCAGGGACTCCAGGGCGAACGTGAAGCCATTGCCCATGGTTGAAAATTTGTTGAGGCAGATTACTCCGCCAGCGACATCAACCCTACTGGACCTGAACCTGCTCAAGAACTCAACCCAATCAATCGGGAGGAGCTCCAGCACTAACAGGCATGCAATGGTATCAGAAGCACTACTAAGGTCGAGGGTTGCTAAAGCCCCCGTAATCGACCCCTCTAGAGCCAGACGCTGATTTCTCGTCTGGTCCCGTAAGTCGACACCAAATCGCGCAAGAAGATCGGAGATTAGGTCACCAATCGCGAGCTGAACCATGCTGTTAAGGCACGGCTCAACCGCGATCGTACGGTCCGTCTTTGCGGTCTTCCGGACGAAGTCGACGCGCGCATTGTCTAAGCGCACTTCGCATGCAGGATCAGGGAAAATCCCCTCACGGGGTAGTTGACTCCAATCCGGCATTTCAGCCAACACCTCAGAAATGAAAGGTGCAGCAACTTCGTTACAACAAAACGTCTGCGCTAGCTTACGCCTGGCAGACGCATCTCTCTTTTTAACCTGTGTAGTAGCCCCCGGGCCGAACCGCAATTTGAGTTCGCTCAGACTAGGCACATCTCCAAGGATCATACTAATTTTCCGTCGAGCCCGAAAAAGCACGGACTCGACGCGGGGGTGAAAAACCAAATCACCTTCCGAGTATGCATGGAAAAGTTCGTTCGTCCTGCGACAAAGCAGTTCAGCCTCTACAAAAGTCTTCGCGGCTGCAGCCTTAGGATCCACGCCCTCCAATGTCAAATCTGCACGCTTCGAAAAGAATGCGATGACTTGACGGGAGTGCAAGTAATCCTGTGGCTGCAAGCTAAGCGAGACCTCGTAGTGGCAAAGAGCCTTCCAATCCTGTGCATCCAACATGCAACTAAGACGGGCCGACTCGCCCGCATCCCTGATCTGGGACACGTGCCAACGGGCGAGGAGAGAGAGAACCTCATTGCTCTCATCTGTGCTCAGTTCCTGATCCCAGCGTTCAACACGCATTTTACTCCTTATTAAAGGGTAGAAAGGAAATCGAAACTGCTCGGTAGTTATCCGAGAAGAGTTCCTAGTAATGCAAGGGCGCCCGCGAGGGCACCATCACATTAGGTCGGAGAGACCTGAGCATCGATGAGCTCGGAG